AGAGTATTGGTAAACAGTTCCACCTGTAGCTTGTGGGCCTTCAAAGACTACATCAGCACCCAAAGCCTCTAAGACTTCAGTTGTTGTTATGTCCCATGATGGGCCACCATTGGCTTTTGTGTATGCACGAAATTCTGCTTCGTACATGACTGCGCCTGTTTGTGTTCGTATTTGCATGATGTTCCTTTATGTCCTGATTAACACTTGCTCAAATGTCATGCCAAATTCAGGCAAGTACTTTTTAAGCGAATTCCTAGTTATCTTAAATTTATTAAGATTGCGCAAAGCATCGTGTCCATAAAACTCAAAAGCCGCTACAAACACTTCAACTCTTTTACGAGTTTGCTCAGATTGAACACTTTTTGGCATTGTCAAACCACGCAACTTTTCCCATTCAGGCGTGTAGTCCAATAAAGTATTAGCACCTACGTTATATTTCTTTGCTAAAGACCTTATGGATGCACCAGCGTATCGTTCATCAAGAATGTCAAAAATAAACTTTCTTGTGCCGTCTTTAATAGCTTCAGAAATCTTTAGCTTTGATTCTGGTGTGTGCGGCTTCCATATTTTTGGCCCACCATAAGTTTCAAAATGGCAGTTATACAAATAATTTTTATTTTCATCAAAAGCAAAAAACCATTCAGCTTCTTTGGCAGTAATCATTTCAGGAGTTGCAGAATCTACTACTTTGAACTCAAAAGCATCTTCTCCGTGTTTATTAAAAGATGCTTGCAGTCTAGGGTTTCCATGCACACCTCGTCTTAACTCAGACAAATGGCAACGCTTCCTAGCAGACGGGTCATTAGTCCTACCAATGTAGAACTTGCCCGTCTTACTGTTTTCAATGATGTATATGTATTCCATCAGGCAATCGCAAGCACTATGTAGCTGGCCCCGTTGACATTACAGTTTGTTGCTGATACTTGATTAACAATAAACCCTGTTGAATCTGTATCAATTGTATCGTCTGTAGTGACTTCTGCTGCTGTACTGTTTAAGCTAAGGTGTGGGTCGTTCCCACTAACAATACCCCTAGCAGAATCCCACACATACCAATCTCCCGTGGAGTCGGTGCGCTTTATCATGACGAAGCGGCTACCAGCAGTAAAACCACAGTTAATAGTCTGTGAGCTACCATTTCCTGTAAAACTTGTTACTTTGGAAACACCTGCACAAGTCGCAAATAGATAGGCAACCATTGTTGCCCCATTTAGATTTGTTGTGCCACTTACACCAACAGTAAATACTGATGCAGTTGGAGCGGTATCATTCCAATAAAAGTCTGAGTAATCTGCCGCATTTCCTAGTTGTAATGGCATTCTACCTGTAGGCCCTACACCTGATGTATACACCGACCATTGTTGAGCAGAACTTCGTGATTTCACAATTATCATCTCAGGCACTACGCCTAAGTTATGCGTCACAGTTCTATTAGCGCCCGTCCCTGTATAGCAAACCTCATCAAAGAAGCTAGGGGCACGTCTGAAATTCCACCACACATAAGAAGAACCTGACCAAGAATTTACAAATCCAGTATTGTTATCAAATCCTAGTCCAGCACCTGTTCCAATATCCTCAGCCGCAGTTGTATTTGTTACAAGGACGTTGTAGTAATTAGTGCTAGCTCCACGCAATCTATCCATTGAATAATGGCTACTTGAGGCTCGTGCAGAATTTAGAGATAAATCAACTGGAAAATTTGTTGTAATAGTTCCACCTGATGAAGAAGACAAATTAGGGCTAAACACACTAGTCCCACTCGTAGGCACTTTCATCGGGCCTCTGCGAATGGCTATGTAGATGTAAGTCTTGCTTGCGTTACCGCTAGTAAATTGCCCTTTAAATCCTGTTGCGGTCAAAGGCAAAAATGTATCTGATAAGAAGTTATCTTCTGCGTTAGAAAGATTAGGGTTTAAATCGGCATAGCCACCGCTTGCTGTCCACCCACGCATATTGTCAGCAATAGCCCAATCATTTGTATTGCTTGATGATTTTAGTAAAACCCATTGTGGCTCATATCCAAGGTCAACAGTTGCGTTACCAGAGCCATCAGTCGTAAACGACCCACACGAAATCACATTGTCTGTACCAGTTAGGCCAAAGCCTCCTGCGTTACTTGCAAACAAATACGCCACATAATCTGCACCAGAATTATTTACTGGTATAGCTGTGCCAATGCTAAATTCTGTTGATGTAGGCGTTGTGCTATTCCAATATGTTGCGTCTGTGGCTTTTGCGGCTGTAGTGTTTAAAACAAGATATTCGGTGTTTGCAAGGGAACTGTGATAAACCGCCCAAGCATAATTACCGCTAGAAGATTTCACAAGAATACAAGCTGGCACAGAACCCAAATTATGGGAAATAGTACGATTAGTGCCATTTCCCGTCCAAGTCACAATGTCGAAAAATTTGGGTTGTTCTCGTAGACTCCATGAAACATAGTTTTGACCAGAACCATTAACAACAGCATTTGAATCAGCACCAAGCGTAAAACCAGTTGTTCCAAATGCAGTTAATGTGTCGTTAATACTTAATGATTGAGATGTGCTATCAGTTAAAAGATTTTTTCCAGCGCCTCGTGCAGTGTCATTTAAAATATGACTTTGCGCAGAAGTTCTACTTTTAATCCAGACTAGACCACCTTTTGTAGATAAATCTACACCATTAGTTATAGTTCTTGTTGCACTCGTACCTGTGTAAAGGTATGTGCTAAACACCGACTCTATATAATTTGGCTCGGCAACAACACCTCCTCCGAACCCATCGTAGGATGCAGCCCCACTCGTAGCTTGTAACGGCATTGTTATTCCTTATCTTTACAGTTATCAAAGTGCCAACGCTTTGCCATTGCTGGCGATACTAGTTTTTGGCAATGAGGACATTCTATTTTTGCTTTAGGTTTACCAGTTAAACCTGCTTTTATTTTTGCTTTATGTTCATCTGTAATTATTCTTCCCTTTAAAGCCTCGGAAGTCTTACGCTTTGTTTCTTCAGATGGTCTATAAGTTGTAGTCAATCTAGCTTTGGCAATATTAGCCCTACCTTCTTCAGACTTAGGTTTTCGCATCTTTTGTTTTGTTTCTTCAGAAACTATGCGACCTTTAAACAACTGAGTTACATATTTTTTATGTTCTTCAGTATGCTTGTAACCTTGAGCACCATCACCACCATCTGTCATGTTGGTCAATGGTATTCCAATATCACGCATTTCAGCAATTAAAAAGCATTCAAAATCAATAGCCTGTGCATCTGAAACATTTTCTTCAACTTTGGTAATAATTGGCTTCATACCAAGTGACATAAGTTTGCGAATTTTATTTAGCTTCTTTGACTTGCGTTTGGTGTAATACTTAGCCTCATCCAAATGAGCCTCGCAACGCTTACCATGCCCCTTACCAACGTAAAAGGGCATCCCATTTCTAGGGTCAGTCAGCGTGTAAACGTAAGCGGTGTTCATTAAGCCTTAAATTGTGTGTTGCTTGCCAAGACTGTGAATGTTGCGCTACCTGTTTTCAAAATTAGGAAGCGGTAACTGTCTATTCCACTTGCATTACCCGCAGTAGGCGCACCACCTAACCAACGTGTCGTGACACCAGATGTAGTGCCATCAACTTGCACAGCAGAGTTGTAGTAAGCAGTAGCACCCTGAGTAACCAAGAAAGCCACAGTCATTGATTGACCTGTACTCATCAGAGTATCTAGCGAAGTACCTGAAGAGCCTCTGAAGTTAACTGTCCAGTTGGCACTTGCGTTACTTGTGTAGTACAGAACAGACTGAGTTGTAATGTCGTAGTTAATCGTGCCTGTTGCCGCAGTAGCTGATACTGTAGCTACTTCAGCCGCATCGTTTAAAACAATAGCTGTAGCAGATGATGAACCTGAGAAAGTCTGAGTAGCAGTGAATGTTTGTGCAGAGTTTGTAACTGCTGTATTAGCGTTATAGGCTTGTACGTTAGTACCGATTGCCAAACCTAAGTTAGTCCGAGCAGTAGCAGTATTGGATACATCAGATAGGTTGTTAGTGTTAACTAGGAAACCACCTGCGGTAAAAGCCGCTTGTGACCAAGCCGATCCTGTCCACACATAAAGAGTGCTTACTGTTGTATTCCAGTACAAAGCACCTGTCAACAGAGCATTTCCATCATTGTCTACAGAAGGAGCAGAAGACTTAGAACCTAAGTATCTGTCATCAAAAGCATCGTATGAGGCTGCTGCATTTGTTTCGCTAGTAGCCGCATTGCTTGCACTTGTAGAAGCGTTAGAGGCACTTGTTGAGGCATTTGAAGCAGAAGTAGCCGCATTAGAAGCAGAAGTAGCCGCAGCAGTAGTTGAGCCAAAAATAGAATCTATTTCAGTTTTGGTATAAGCATTTGTAATGTTATAGCCACCAATAGTCGTAGGATTCGTTCCTGCCGTTGCCCGACCATAAGCATCAAAAGTGACAGATTGGTAAGTGCCTGGCGTAACACCAGAGGAAGCCAAATCAATGTTGTCCGAATTGACAACAATACGGCTAGAAGATGCAGTGCCTACATTAAGAGTATTGCCTGTCTTTGTAAGACCATCACCCGCAGTAATCTGACCCGCACCTGAGAACTGCGCCCATGTTATAGATGTGCTTCCCAAAGTCCCACCTGCATCGATTGTGCAGATAAAGCCAGAATCAGCGTTAGTTGTGCCTTTTTCAACAAAGGTAAAAGCCGCTACCAACTCAGCATAAGTGTCAGCATCGGTTGTGCGAGTCCAAGAACCAGTTGCACACAAGTAAATACCATTCTGTGAGGCAGTAGATTGGTCTTTAACCAAGACCCGATCACCCGCAACAATAGAGATGCCATCAATGGTTTGTGCGCCAGATAAAGTGATGTTTGCAGTGGTAGCCGCAACCACAGAGGCTTTGGCATCAATACCTTGGGCTAGTGCATCCACATAACCCTTGGTAGCCGCATCAGAATCGTTTGTAGGGCTTGCCAAACCAGTAATGGTTGCCGATGTACTGCTATCCATGTCCAATGCGCCAGAGATGGTCACATTGTTAAATGTAGAAGTGCCAGAAGCAGCAGTTACATTGCCCGTCAGGTTGCCAGTTACATTACCTGTGACATTTCCTGTAACTGCACCCGTTAAGTTGCCTGTTACGTTACCTGTGACTGCACCTGTCAACGGGCCACTAAAACCAATATTTGCAGTGATGTTCGTACCAGTAATAGCAAGGGCAGAAGAGCCACCAATCACCACACCATTTATTGTTCCTGCACTAATAGCGGCAGAAGCAATCGTAGCGGCAGTGCTAACAGTAAGGTTGGTAAATGTTCCTGCTGCGGCAGTAGTTCCACCGATAACCGCACCATTTATCGTACCGCCACCT